AAAGCTGTTCCAGTAGGTAAAAAAGGTGGTGCTGGTGGTGCATCAATACCACCCGTTAACTTGGCTGGATTAGCTGCATCACAATCCCCAGTACAAGCTACTACACAAGTAACTGGTGCAAGTACAGAAGCTGCTATGCAAGATACAAGGGTATATGTAGTTGAAAGTGATATTACTAATACACAACGTAAAGTTAGTACAGCAGAATCAGAAGCAACTTTTTAAAAATTAATTAGTTAAAAAATTGGACAAATAATAAATAATAATATTTATAGATGTAGACTATTATAAATAACCTTATATAGATAATCTTAATTTGGTTTCTTATTTTAGTCTTAGCTATAAAATAAAACAAATAAAACAAACTATGGGAAACATTATTAGAACCTTTATAGCTAAAGTATTACCAGATTTGGATGAAACAACAACTGGTTTATATGCATTAAGTCTTGTTGAACAACCAGCCGTTGATATTATAGATGGGTCAGAAGTATTTTATTCATTTGAAAAACAAGAATCCATTGAATATAAGTTTGCTGATGAAGAAAAACATATTGTTACAGGTGTCATAATGTTAGCAAATACACCAATTGAAAGATATAATAAAGAATTGGGCAAGCATTACATAACATACCCGCCAGAAACTATTCAGTTAATGATGGAAAAAGCAATGAAATTAAACAAGGTAAACAATTTAAATTTGCAACATAATTCTGAAGATAAAACAAATGGTTTATATTTAATTGAAAGTTACATTAAAGATTCAACCAAAGGTATTGTTCCAGAACGATTTAGCAAAATACCAGATGGTAGTTGGATTGCAAGTTATAAGGTAACAAATATGGATTTATGGGAAGAAATTAAACTTGGTAAATATATTAAAGGTTTTAGTTTAGAAGGAAACTTTGGTTATCAAGAAGTTAATTTTTCAAAAGACGAAAATAAAGAAGATTCCTTTGAATCTTTTATAAATGAATTATTAAAATAATAAAATTAAAATCAAAAAAGAATGAAAGTAAACAGAATTAAACTGGCTAAACTTTTGCTTAAATTTGGTACTATTAAAACTGACAAGGCTGAATTAAATTTCGAAGGTGATTTAGAAGTAGGTTTGGAAGTTTTTGTAGACAAAGATGGCGAAATGGTTGTAGCCGAAGATGGTGATTATGTTTCTGAAGATGGAAAAACTATTGTGGTTAAAGATGGTAAGATTGCTGAAATTAAAGAAGTTGAAGCAGTAGAACCAGAAGCCAAAGAGGAAGTACCAGTAGAAGCTGAAGAAGTTGTGGTAGAAGAAGCCCCAGTTGAAGATGAAAAAGATGCAAAAATTAAAGAACTGGAAACTAAACTTGCAGAAGCAGAAGCTAAGGTTAAAGAATTGGAAGCTAAATTAAAAGAACAAGAAGTTAAATTTTCAAAACTAACAGAACCTAAACCAGCCCATATTGAAATCAAGGCTAAAAAAGAATTTTCCGAAAAGGAAATAAAAGAAAACCCAGCTTTAAGATATTTTAAAGCTTAAAAATTAAAAATAAAAATAATAAAACAAATTAAATTATGACATTATCAGGATTAACTGCTTATGTAGAAGAACAAAAAATGCCTTTGATTGGTAAGGCTGTAGCTGGTGGAGATTCAGCTAAATTATTTAGATTGCAAACTGGTTTGAAACCTGGTTCAAAAGCTGCTATCAATTTGTTAGATACTACTATAGTATTTGCAGATGGTAATACATGTGGATTTACAGCTGCTGGTTCAGATGAATTCACGCAACGTATGATTGAAGTTGGTGCAATTAAAATTAACAAGGAATATTGCGATAAAGAATTGCGTAAATATTGGACTGGTTATGAAGTAACAACTGCTGCTAACCGTGGTGAAGGTGCAATGCCTTTTGAAGAATATTTCTTGGGTGAAGTAGAAAAACAAATTATCGCAGCTAACGAAAAAGCTATTTGGCAAGGTGACACAGATTCATTGGACGCTATGTTAAACAAATTCGATGGTTTGATAAAAATCGCTGGTGAAGCTTCTGGTGCAACTGGCGTTATTGTTCCATCTTCAAGTGCTACTACTGTTTATGATGCTGTAGTAGAGGTTGTTAAATCAATCCCAGTTGCAATTTTAGATTCAGCTAAAATAGTAATGGGTGCTGATGATTTTACTGCATTGGCTTTGGAATTAACAGCTAAAAATTTATTCCATTATACAGGTGAATTAAATGAAACTATGGAATTTAGATTCCCAGGTACTATGTTAACTGTAAAAGCTGTAAATGGATTGAATGGTACAAATCGCATTTTTGCAACTGACTTCGAAAACAACGTATTTTTGGGTACTGACTTAGAAAACGATTCAGAAGTATTTAAATTGTATTTTTCTGAAGATGCAGATGCTTACCGTTTAAAAGTTGAATATGGATTAGGTGTACAAATTGCACGTCCAGCAGAAGTAGTAGCTTACAAATGGAAATAAAAATAGCTTAAAGGCTAATTAATATGTGGGGTTGAAATATACCCTACATATTTTAAATTAAAATTAAATTAAAAAAATATATATAATAATATGGCATGTAATATAACATTAAGCGACCAAACACTTGATTGTCGTGATTCAATGGGTGGAATCGTTGAAGTATATGCTTTAGCTGATAGGGCAGACATTACTGCAATTTCTACAACTTCTGGGTCAACTGGAATGATTACTGGTTTTACCTTGGTTACCCAAAGTCATGGTTTTGTAACATATAAATTAAGAAAAAATACTGCATCATTGGTAAACACTTACAATATTTCCGAGGAAAATGGCACCACATTTGTACGAAGTGAATTAACTTTGGTATTCCCAAAAATGGATACACCTAAACGTTTAGAAATTAGTGCTTTGGCAATCGGTAATATGGCAATGATTGTTAAGGATTCAAATTGTAAATATTGGTTCTTAGGAAAATACGAACCTGTCACAATGGCTTCTGGGACATCACAAACGGGCGTATCCAAAGGGGACAAGAACGGATACGATGTAGTCTTGTGTTGTGAAGGTCCTGAAGAACCATGGGAAGTTACGGCAGCAGCTGTAGAAGCACTATTGGCAATGTAGAAGCAGTATTGGCATAACAAACAAAATTGTTAAATAATTAATTAAAAAGTCGAATAAAATAAAAACATTCGGCTTTTTTTTATATTTATAAGTATAGAAATGATAACAAATTATGATTTACATAAATGAACAAAATATAGATAAAATTAATATGCCATTGCATTTTGCAAATACTGGTGTTACATATACATTAGAATTAACAAATACATTGGATAAAAGTGTCATAACAACAACCGTTGAAAATAGTTCAACCAATAGTCGCATATATCAATTTGATTTAAGTGCCATAGAAAATGAATTTAAAACTGGAACATACGAATATAAATTAATTTTAGGAACTGAAACATTAGAAATGGGTATTGCACAATTTGGTGAATATGAAACAACAACGGTTCAATATGTTGGTAAAAATAATAAATATATACAATATACAAGATAAGTATTATGGAAGAAAATAAAATAATGAATGTGGCTTTTTCACAATTAACAAGTAAAGAAATACCACAATTAATTGAAAAGAAATTGAATGGTCGTGAATATGTGAATTATGGTTTGGATAATAAATTCCCAAATTATTTATTTGATTTATATTTGCGTTCATCTGTATTACAGTCAGTTGTAAACGGTTGCGTTGATTTTACCATGGGAAATAAAATTATTGTTAATCCAGAACTAACTGAAGATGCTGAAAATTATGAAGTTAACGCTGATGGTGAAACGGTACATGATATATTGAATAAAATAATTGTTGATAGATTTATCTTTGGTGGATATGCAGTGCAACGTATTGAAGATAGTAAAGGAAATATCAAATTATATTGGCTTGATTTTCAAAGATGTAGGGTTAATGAAGAAGAAACCAAATTATATTATAGTGATGATTGGACAAAGTGGGGTAATAAAGCAATTACATATGATATATATAATCCAATGACTGGTAAAGGGGATGTTATTTATTATAAGGGTAACATTACAAGGGGTCACTATCCAATTCCACCTTATGTTTCATCTTTAACCAGTTGTGAAACACAAACTGAAATTGCCAAGTATCACTTGAATGCCATTACAAATAATTTTAATGTTAATGCAATTATCAATTTTAACAATGGAATTCCAGAGGAAGAAATTCAACAAGATATTGAAAAATTAGTTGCAAAGAAATTCAACGGCACGGATGCACAAACATATATGTTGAATTTTAATAATGATAAAGAACATGCAACCGATGTGGTTAGATTAAATTCTGATGACTTCGATAAAAAATATGATGCGTTGTTAAAATCTGTTCGAGAAGATATTTTTATTTCAATGCGTGCTACACCAGCCTTGTTCGGTGTTAACCCAGAAAATAATGGGTTTAGTAAACAAGAATTTATTGAAGCATTTACATTATTTAACAAAACAGTTATTCAACCAGTACAGAAACAATTGGAACGTATGTTCAAACAAATATTTGGTAAACCAGTTATTAAATTTGAATCGTTTAATTTGGAAGATGAAGTAGAACAACCAGAACAAACAGTAGAAGAACCAACAGAAGAAACAACAGAAGTAAAGGAGGTAACAAATGGCTAATATATTATTAATTTCAGAAGAAACATTAAAAGAAATGTCATTAATTGGTGACAATGTAGAATCACAATTTATATTGCCGTCTATTGAATTAGCCCAAGAACAAGGTTTACAAACAATTATTGGTACAAAACTATTAAGAAAATTACAAACCCTGGTTGACGATGGTTCAATAACTGATTCAACCAATAGCAAGTACAAAGAATTATTGGATGATTATATAACCATTTATTTGTCGTACCAAGTTATGGCAGAAATACAAATACCATTAAGTTATAAAATGCGTAATTCTGGTATTATTCAAAATCAAGATGATAAACAAATTGCATTAAGTTTAAAAGATGTTATGTTTATTAAACAGTTTTATGATGATAAAGCATTATGGTTTTCAAAGCGTTTAAGCGACTATTTATGTGCCAATAGTACATTGTTTCCAGAATATAAAAGTTATGATACTGTAGCAGATTTAAATGCGTCAGAAAAACATTATAATAGTGGCATTTGTTTGGGACCAAAAGTAAAATTAAATAAATAAGTTTAAAATATGAATT